ATTGATCAGGATATCGATTATACGGGCGACCCCGACTGCCCCCATCCCACACTCTTTGGTATTGGTACAGGTAGTAAGAAAGTCGTATTTGAATACAATTCCCTATCTGCTACCATTCCAAACGGTGTAACGGACCTCTCAGTGTCCTATGATGGGGTAAATTACTCTGATGCATGGAACGAAGGTGAACTTGAGGGTATTCAATTCGACTCTCCCCAGAATACTTGGCAAGCGGGCGATGAGGGCGCAACCACATTTACTGTATATACTCTTGAAGCAGCAGGAAAAACAGGTCTTCAAGTCAATATTCGTATCGAACCTATCAAAGATGAGTCAGTTGATCCTACTGTATTCAGTGGTACACGTTGGACAGTGCTTGATATTGTTCAACCTGGCACAGGATATGCTGTAAATGATACCTTTAATATCACTCATGACCATATTCATCCCGATAATAGTACTACAACCTTTACACTGACGATTAAAATTACTACTGTTGGACCTATTCCATCACAATCAGGAACTATTAGTGATCTTTTACGCTCTGGTGACACATTAAATGGTCATACAATCACTCGTGTCCTTCATGGACCGTCTGTAGCAGGTGATTTTGATCCTTCTCTAGGGTATTTCCCTTATCATTTTGCTTATCTTGATGGAAATGGTAGTGATTTTACCAAAAATACTGATTATACAAGCAATCGTAACCATGATGTGAAGGCGATTGCAGGTTATGGCATCAAAGATGTTGGGTTTTTTGGTGGACTTTACGAGTTTACAGAGAAATCTGTACAATATGCCACTGGTTTTGTTGATAAAAATGCTCCTGATGTCTATAATACTCTAATTCAACCCGATGTTTCGACAGTTGTTGCTAATGGAACGGTAGTTGGAGCAATTATTAACACAAATGGAGGCGGTTCTGGTTGGGATACGCTTGGAAGAACACCTCAATTAAGTATTACCGCACCATATGTTGATTCTGGAACACCTGCAGAGGTTGAAGGGGAGTTTACAAACGGTGTTTTGACTGGAATTACTATTAAAAACGGTGGTAGCGGGTATAGTGGCAACAATTTACCTCAAATTTCCGTAGTAAACATCCATAAAAAGCGAACTGAAAAGTTTGTAGACGAATCTTTGCGCGATCTTGGGTTTGATAACCTCGAAAATTTCTATAAAACGTTCCCAGACGCAGCAGAAGCGTTTGATGGACTCTCTTCGACCAAAATTCAAGAGATTTTAGCAGATAATACGCAAAGAAAGGAAGATTTGAAGAAATTAGCAGAGCAAGTTACGGAAATTGTCGAACCAAACATTGAAATTAAGTTAGATCCTAAGAGTAAGCGTAGAGAAATCATGGTTCAGAAGCAATTTTCAAGAGGAGACATGAAATCTATCAAAGAAGTCATGCTTCCAAAGCAAAGTTATAAGGAAATTGATGGAGTTGACCTAGGACCTAGTGCATTAGCACAAAATTTCAAGAAAGCAGCAAAAGATAACATGGAAACTCTAGGAACAGCGATTGAAAACCTAACTGAGGACTTTACTCAAGATGTAATTCCAGAAATTGTGGTATATGATGAGACTTTTATTCAAACAGTACAAGGACCCTTCTCTGAACTACCATATGCGTCAAACCTAACTAAATACATATTACGACAGTATAGACCCGATAATAGGGAACAGTTAAACATCCGTGTTACACTCGGAGTTACTCAACAGAATGTAGGAAAAGCACATTTCTCTTGTAGCGCATCTGCTTCAAGTAGACCAAGTGTTACAGATCCTAATACTGGCGCAGTTACATCATCTACATTCACATTCCCCTTTGGACAAGTACCTCAGGGTCCAGGATGTCAAAATTGGAGCGCAAGTGGGGACATGATAATGCGTAATGACTTTACTAATGCTGCACAAACCATGGCAAAAGCAACTAGAGTATACGGTAACCCTTATTTGGTAACATAAATGGAATACTTAATCTTTTTTGGAGCATTTGTTCTTTGGGGTGTATGTGTTTCTAACTACTTTGACGTAAAGGAGGATTAATGACTGGAGCGACTGGAGCAGCAGCACTATTCATGGGAACATGTAGTGGACATGGTAAGGCAAATGGCGTTCTCTGGCAACCAGGTCCAGGTGGAGGTTTTGCAAATCCTTGCCCTCATGCTTCCTTAGCACCGCAGATCAACACTAGAGCAATGCCGATTGCGGATAATTTTGCAACATGGACACCTTGGCCACAACAACCTGCTACTACCATTGTTCGTAATGTTATTATCAATAATCTAATCCCAATCATTGATCAGGATGATCTAGTTCCGCATCCCACCTTTACACAGCACAAAACGATGTCTGTTGGTAAGAAATGCTTTACGGTGAGGAATACTCCTGCTTGGCATTGTACTTTAGGAACCGCTGCAGGTAGAGAAGCATCAACAGGTCATGCTCGAAGACTTTTTGCAACTACAAAGACAGTATTCATTAACGGTAGGCGTGCAGGTAGATTTGCAGACCCATTTGGAAATGGTACTACTCCTTTCCCATGTTTAAGTGTAGTTTCTGGATCAAGTAAGAATGTTTTCATCGGAGGTTGATAAATAGATTGGGATAGCAACCCCATAAAAAGTTCTAATGTACTACTCATTGAACTTTTATGATTAATCCCGATCGCGATCCAAAGTACATGAAGGAAACTCATGGAACTGTAGGTTTAGTTACAGATTACAATCTTACACCCTACATAGAGAAAGCAAACCCCGACAAAAAAGAAAGACCTCATAGCAAATGGCGTTAAAGGACATAAAAGGGCAAAATTTTAAGAGATCTCGTAATTTCGCAGATCTCAATATTGCTTTGCCATTAAATCCTTTTACGAATGACGTTTATAGCGTGAAAAACGATAATGCTATCAAACAGGCAGTCAAAAATCTAGTTTTGACTGTTCCTGGTGAAAAACCCTTTCAACCCCTGGTTGGTTCAAGAGTAAATGAGTTACTTTTTGAACCATTAGACGCATTTACCGCAGATGCAATCAAGGAAGAGATAATAAATACAATTAAACAGTATGAACCAAGAGTAAACCTAACACGAGTCGTAGTTACTCCAATCGTTGCTAACAATAAGATTAACATCGAGATCGAGTACAAGATTGTTGGATTACCTGTTGTTGAGTCTATATCCTTTGTCTTACAGAGACCCGAATAATGCAACCAAACAATCTAACAGCACTAGACTTTGAGGATGTCAAAGCAAGTATCAAATCATACCTAAGAACCCGCACAGAGTTCACGGATTATGACTTTGACGGTTCTGCATTGTCTTATATGGTTGATGCACTTGCTTATAATACTTACTATTCAGCGTTCAATGCCAACATGTCATTGAATGAGGCATTTTTACCATCATCCACTGTTAGAGATAACGTAGTTAATATTGCCAAGTTGATGAATTACACTCCAAGAAGTGTTATTTCATCTAGAGCGTCTGTAAAACTCGAAGTTCAGACAGCACAAACAAACGGAGTGTATCCAAGTAGCGTAACTGTAAAAAAAGGTGCAGTTGCTACTGGTGGTAACTTTGTTTGGAACATTACAAGAGACACTACTATTGAAGTTAGTCCTACAACTGGTATCGCAATATTTCCAGAGGTTTGTATCTATGAAGGTCAACTTGTAAACTTCCAGTACATCGTTAATACCTTTGCTAGACAGAATTATACTATCCCATCTGCAGAAGCGGACCTTGCAACACTTAAAGTCAGTGTAAAGGCAAACGAGACCGCGACAGCAGCGGATATTTACAATCTTGTAGATACTGTTACTGGTTTATCCGCGAATGCCCGTGCATACTTCCTTTCTGAAGGCGAAGATATGCGCTTCGAGGTTAGATTTGGTGATGACAGTGTTGGTAGAGCATTAAAAGACGGAGAAGTTGTTCAACTTGAGTATTTGGTCACTTCTGGTAAGGCAGCAAACGAAGTTAAGGTCTTTAACTTCATTGGAAGTGTTGTAGACTCTACTGGACTTATCGTTTCAAGTGCTAATACTACTCTTGAGGTATTACATCGTTCTCAGATGGGTTCTGATGCGGAAAGCATTGAATCTATCAAGTACAATGCACCAAGATACTACTCTTCCCAATACAGAGCAGTTACAGCACAGGATTATGCTCTAATTACTCAAAGAATTTACGATAACGCAGATTCCGTTGTTGCATACGGTGGAGATAGTTTGAATCCTCCCATTTATGGAAAAGTATTCATTGCTATCAAAACTAAGACTGGATCCCTTCTAAATGACGCTACAAAGAAGGAAATCTCTGCTAACCTTAGGAAGTATGCCATGGCATCGATTGACCCTGTTGTAGTCGATCCTGATAACATCTACATCTATACTAAGATCTTTGCTCTATATGATACTGGAGCAGGAAGCAGTTCTTCTCAGATTAAGACCGATATTCAGAATGCAATCACTGACTGGGCAACTCAAACTCAGATCAATAACTTCAACTCAACGTTTAGAGGATCTGCATACGAGAAAGCGATCTCTCTTGCTAATAACGCTATTACTGACGTTTCACTACAAACAACCAATCTTAAATACATCTATCCAAACAGTAATCAAACTAATACTTACTGCGTTAGCACTGGTAGTGGACTTTATAACTCCGCACCTTCTAAAGACGGTGATAACGGAGATTGTAAGAAAGAACCTATCCTGTTATCAGGAACATTCCGAACTGCGGATCGCCCTGGTGTAGATCAGCAGTTTGAAGACGATGGATACGGAAATCTACGCACTTT